ACATCTTGTAGCTTTACATACTAATTATCATTTCATGAGAACAGCTTATAAAAAATCCATGAAATTAGAAGATAATTTTATCAATATAGGTAATAGAAAATTTGAAAATAAATTTGCAATAAAAAGTGACGGAGGTGGACTTGGTGCAGGGATAATTAATACAACAGGTCAAACAGTTAGATTTTCTGGTAGAAACATGACCGCTACTGACGCTATGGTACAGGCTCCAAACCTGATAGCAGATGTTACTTACATGGCTTTCTTAGAAGCTAAAAGAAGAGGACTACAAAGTGATGATATAAATAAATTTATAAACAAACATAAGATGGCAATTCTTGAATGGTATGCACAAAATGGTAATAAAAAACTTGATGATTTAACAAAAAGATTTTTAATTCACGCAAAGAAACAAGCTAAATTTTCAACCTTTACACAAGAAATAGATACTACTGGTCCATTTGGAGGTATCTCTAAATACGCTGATGACAAAGCAAATCAGTTTCCTCTATTAAGATTTATGCTTTCTTTTACAAGAACACCTACAAACCTTAAGGAAGCTAACTATCGTATGAATCCTTTATTTGTACCAATAGTTAATCCTGTAAGTATGCAACCAATAACTTTTAATAAAACTGCAAGTTTTCTTACTGGTGGTCGTATTAAAAATGTATCTGGTATAGGTGATAGAAACTTAAATCCTCTAAGTGAAGTTTTTATACCACAGTTAGCAAAACAACTAAATAGTCCAGACCCAAAGGTAAGAGCTTTAGCTATTGGAGATATTAATAATGCAATAGCTGTAGTAACTGCTATTGGTGGTTTTGCTGTAAGTGCAAATATGCTGCTATCAGACCCTACATATATACCTCCTCTTATATTGACAGGCGGTGGTCCTGATTTTGGAAAAGAAGAAGGAAAAAATATGTGGATTAATAAGTATAGAAATGGTTGGAGGCCATACAGTATTGGCAGATTGCAGTATGACGATAATGGAGAACCAAAAATAGGTAAAGATGGTAAACCTGTTTATAGATACGATTCATACGAAGGTTGGCTTGAACCTCTTGCGGGAACTATGAAAACTATCGTAGATGTTACAAATTCTTTAGGTATGTTTAACGGTAAGCCTTATGACGATTTAACAACTGGTTTAATTGCATCTGTAGTACAAAATATGTACAACGATTCATGGACTTCACAGTTTGAAGAATTTATAAATATATTCCGTGATGCGTCAGCTCCTACAGATTCTAGTGGTGATGCTGTTAAAAATTACAGAATGAAAAAAGTAGGAGATTTTGTAGGTAGGCAAATTGCTTCTCGTTTACCTTTTTCTGGTTTGGTATCAGATTTAAGAAGATACCCAAATGATATATTAAGAGTTATGGGATTTACTCATAAAGAAATAAAAGAAATAAAAGGTAACTTAGGTCCATTTAGAGCAAATCAACAACGACCAGATACAAAAGTAAGGGCAGGTGATGTTTTAACAACAGGAGACCCAACAGACCCTAGATATGAAAAAAGTGGTAATTGGTCAATTTTAAATCGTGCTATTCTCAATCAATTCACAGCAAAATATGGAATCGGTGCTGACATACCATTTGATGTAGAACATATAACAAATGAACCAATCGAATATCCAAACAGAATAGGAGGTAATGTATTTGGTATAAGTGTTACAAGTAAAAGTAAAAATCAACCTATATGGACAGCACTAACTCAGATAGGAAGAAGAATACAAGAACCTAGTGAATTTATAACAGGTGACTTTAATAAAGAAGATTTTGTACCAATAAGGTTAGATACAAATGATTACAATGCTTTGAAAATAAGAATCAATACTGTAGAAGTTGATGTTGGATATGGAGAAGGAACTATACTTGAAAGTATGAATAGCTATTTAAAAACAGATGATTACATAGCAAATAGAGATATTATTGAAGAAGAAGGTTTAAATAGTCAGGCAGGTCAAATAGCAGCTAACGCTATCTTTGCAGAACTTACTTACATAAATAAAACTTATATTGGAATAGTAGAACAAGAATATATTGATAATAACTTTTCATCAAATGAACAAGACCGTATAATGGATTATAAGTCTGGTATTCAAATAGATTACTCTGACAAATATCTAAGGAATTTATCTAATTAATCATGGCTACCAATTCTACTCCTTCGTTTACAGATCACGTTTCTAATAATACGGTTGGTCCTTATGCAGTTTCTTTTAATTATTTATCGGAAGCAGAGGTAGATGTAACTGTAGATGGTGTAGCAAAAACTTTAAATACAGACTATACATTTCCTAGTCCAACAACGATTCAATTTACTGTTGCACCTGCTAATGGTTCCAGTATTAGATTTCAAAGAAATACAAATATTAGTGCAAAACAAGTAGATTTTTCAGATGGTAGTGTTTTAACAGAGGCAGATTTAGACGCTAATACAGATCAACTTATCTTTGCTTTGCAAGAAGCAGCAGATGACACAGCAGCAGGTATTGTACCTTTAGGAGCTAACTTAAGTGCTAGTAATAAACAAATAAAAAATGTAGCTGACCCTACTGATGCACAAGACGCTGTTACAAAAAACTTTTTAGATACACAAGCATTTATAAAAGCTGATGGTTCTGTCAATATGGCAGGTACATTAAATGCAAATTCAAATAAAATTTCTAATCTTGCTGATGGTTCTGCTGCAACTGACGCTGTTAATAAAGGACAGCTAGATGCAGGTATAGCAAACGCAAACACAGCGATTGGACAAGCGGGTGCTAGTGCTAGTGCTGCTGCTTCGTCTGCGACACAAGCTGCTCAATCTGCGACACAAGCTGCTGCTTCTGCGGTTACTGCAACCAACGCAGCGTCTACAGCTCAAAACCTAACTAGAGCTACGGTATTTGTAGGATTTAAAAGATTAACTAGCGGTATGTTGCGAATGATATATAATTTAGCTAGTGACGCAAATTCAGTTGTCTACAAGACTTCTGATTTTGTTGCAAAAGGAGAGACTTTAGCCTATTTTTTAGGTGATGACATTCTTAGCTCCAATGCTCCCAATGCTCCAAAGATTACATTGAACTCTAATGGACATCTAATTATTGATCTTTAATTATGGCACAAATTGATTTAGGTAAACTGAAGTTTCAATGGAAAGGAACTTGGGCTGCTAACACAGCATATGAAGTAGATGACATTGTTTATTTTGATGGCACAAGTTATGTAGTAGTACAGGATTTACCTAGTACTCAAAGCATAGCACCATCACAAGATGGCACTAACTATAACGTAATGGCTAGTGGTCTTAATTACAGAGGTAATTATTCATTCGGTCAGGGGTTTAGAAAAGGTGATTTAGTTACATACAACAACGCAACTTATATTTATAAAGGCACAACTTTAAACTATGTTATTAGTTCTCAGTCTAGTAACCCTAGCCTTGATTCTAATTTTGCTACTTTAGTTAATGCTCCTAGTGCTGCTGTATTAAATGCGTCAGGAGGAATGATATTTAGAGATAATGATGATACAACAAATGTTCAGTTGCCTATTGGTCCAGTAGGTTCTCAGTTAAGTGTTATAGAAAAACCTTTAGAAGATATAGCAAATGAAGGTAACTATGAATATAATCCGATACTTGTTGGAGGAACTAGACACGCATGGGTAACAGGTGATGAAAGAGAAACTTATGAATCTGTTAATTATACAGTTACAGTAGCAGCAGTAAGCGGTCAAAATCAATTTCATCTTAGTGGCGGTAGTCTTTCTGGAACTGTTGAAAGACCTGCAATAACTATCAAGGTTGGCTCACAATATGTTTTTGATGTTAGTGATTCTTCTAATACAGGCCACGTTTTTGCTTTTAAATATTGGACAGGTGCATCTAGTACATCTTATGCCTTCGTTAATAGTACTGGATATAGTGAATCTGATTTCGGAATTACAAGAAGCGGTACAGCAGGTCAGGCGGGAGCAACAGTTACATTTACTCCAACACCTGCTGCTTTATATATTTTGAGATATGGTTGTTCTGTTCATAGTGCTATGTCAGATGGTGTAATAAACACTTCATACAGTACTGCTGCTACAGGTTCAGAAATACCAAGAATATATAGAAACAATAATTCAACAGCAAGCATCAATATCACAAAAGGAAAATCATATTCATTTACTTTCCCTGCTAACGGTTTAACTTATTCAGTTAAAGACCCTGCTGCTAGTGGATATAGCGGAGCAGGTAACGGTGGAAGAATAACAGACGGTAGTGCTGCACCTCAATTTGTGACTAACGGAGGAACGATAACTTACACACCCCCTGCGGATAGTACATTAACTAGCGTTGTTATTCGTGATGAAGCAAACCAAGCGGATATGATAACTTTATCTTTAAAAGATTTAAAGTTAGTTCCTTCTTGGGCAGGTACTACTGTTTATAAAAAAGATATAGTTCAACAGCCTTATGAAGTAGCAAAAGATTTAATTAAAGGATTTTGTCTATTTCCAAACGCAACAATAAATAACTATACAGAAAGTCTATGGGCTTTACCTGCATACCTTAAAAAAAGTGGTAGAGGATTTTTATATGGTTGCACTATGGCAGGTTATAGAAGAGCAGGTGCTTTAGGTAAGAGAAAGTATTTTGAATTTGGTAATCACTATCATACAAGTGGTTATGATTACACTTATGGTAGTGGCTATGGAGTTTTTGGTCATAGTGCTTATAGCGGAGATCATAGTTTCCCTGCTGATGGGTGCAATAGAACACCTAAATTTTGGGAAGAAGCACTAGCGGGACACCCTGACTATGCACATTTATTAACTGATTTAAACGGTAATACTCTTGATTTGTATGACCAAAATGGAAAGTTAAAACATTTATGGCCTAGATTAATGCAAGTACACAAATCAGGTAGGCATGGTTTTCAGTTGTTTGAAAATGGCATGGTCATGGCGGGTGGTTATGCAGGTTATGGAATATGGGGTAATGGTACTACTTGGGATTTAAACGCAGCAGCTATGGGTGTTGTTTTTTATGATGACTCAGGAGCAAGATTAACAGGAGCAAATCACCCTAAAATTAAGATGATGGAGTTTTCTAATGCTCATACTTTCTCAGGAGATAACGATAGTTATTACTCCACTAGATGTATAGATACAAACGGAAAGCTATATACATGGGGTTATAACGGATATGGACAGTTAGGAGATAACACTACTAGCACTAACTATTACGCAAAACAAATGCCTATGAGTAGAGTTGGTAATGAAAAGATTATATACATATGCTCAAGTGGTTACTATTATACTTCTGTTTATGCAATAACAGAGTCAGGTAAACTATGGGCTTGGGGTAGAAATGGTAATGGTCAGCTTGGTTTAGGTAACACTAATAGCCACTACGAAACACCACAAGAAATGACAGCAGTAACAGGTTCACCTATTAATGGTAAGAAGGTAGTTCATGTTATTGCAAACCAAGATGGTGATGATGAAGGTAAAGTTTGGATATTAACTGATGAAGGTAAAGTATATTTCTGTGGTTATCATGGTCACGCACATGGAGCAAGTGGTGGAGTTTATGCAAGTAGTCCAAGCAACTTGACTTTGCCAGAGCTATTAACTAACTCAAGTACTCAATGGAATAGTGATAATCAAAAGGTAGTATATATGGCTTGTAATAATTGCAGATATTCAACTTTATACTTTATTACTGATGGAGGAACTACTGGCTATAACCAGAAAGTATATGCTACTGGTTACAACTCTTATGGACAACAAGGAACTGGTAAAACTACAAATGCCAACAACAACAGTACAGATTGGTTTGGTGCAGAGATACAGTTTAGAGATTTTGGTGACCCAAGTTTAAATACAAGTGGTTCTAACGATTCCAGACCAAATGAAGTACTTGGAACTTTACATTCATTCCGTGATGATACATCACACGCAAACTATAAAAAGTTAGCAATAGGAACTATTGTAAAAATTCACCCTAGAGGTGGAGATCAAGATGATGCAAACAGAGTTGTATTAGAAGATGATGAAGGAAGGCTATTTGTTGCAGGTTATTGGAACTATATAACTACACCATATTACGAAGCTGACGGTAACAACGCTTATTTTGCACAAAACAACTCATGGACAAATTAT